TAACGCTACCGATACAACTATTGGAATACCTAACACAAACGTATGGGTAAAAGCAGGCGGAACAACTACCGAAAATAGTAGCAACTCTAAATTTACACATACAAGCAATAGATTGACTTATACGGGTGCATTCTCTAATTCATTTCAAATTAACGTTAATTCAAGCGTTAGAACAGGTTCGCCATCGCAAGTTATATCAATAGGTATTGCTAAAAACGGAACTATTTTAGCTGAAAGTGAAATGACAATTAGAACAGATATTTCCAATCAAGAATATCCAGGTTCAACTTCTTGTCAGCTTGAAATGACAACAAATGATTATTTTGAAGTATTTGTAAAAAACACATCAAGTACAAACGTTCGAGTTTCTGATTTAAACGTATCATGTATTAAAATTCCAGTATAATTATGAAATCAACAAAAAAAATAAAATTAGGTCAGCTATTTCAAAACGTTGAAATAAATACGCAAACGGGTAACTATGTTCCCGTTGCGTCTGATGTTTTAAAATTGGTTGAAATGAACTCGCCAACTCCAGTAACAGTGACTATAAATCCAAACGTTTTTAAAGCGGAGGATCAATTGTTAGTTTCGCAATACGGAGCTGGAGAAGTTTCGTTTGTTGCAGGTTCGGGTATGACAATACTTTCTGATACCAATAAATTGAAAATATCGGCTAGATATACGTTTGGTACTTTGATTTTTAGAAGTGCTACGGAAGTTTACTTGTCAGGTGCATTAAAAGCGTAAGGATATGATATTAGCTAATCATGGAATAATAAGTAGTAGTGGAGGAATGAATCCATTAACTGTTGGTCTTGTATCAGCTTATAACGCTGAAAACACGTCAAACGACACTTATGGAGGGTATAATGGAACGGCAATAGGTGGGTTAACTTATACAGCTGGAAAATTTGGAGATGCATTTCAATTTAACGGAACAAATAGTTATGTATCAATACCAAACACTATTAACCACCTTAATTTCACAAACGATTTTTCAGTCAGTTTATGGGTTAATTATAATTCATTATCTGCTCCATATGAAATGTTTTTAATGAACTATAAAGATGGTGGTACATATGGTTATGGATGGACTTTGTACGCTGATAGCGAGAATTTACTGATGGATATGAGAAATGGAAATACGCTTAATAGTTACGCAAAAAGCTTTAACCCTACAACAAATACGTGGTATAATATTGTAGCGACAAGAAAAAGAAGTACTGAAACACAACTATATGTAAATGGTATATTACAAAGTGGAAGTTATCAGTTTAGTAACCCAACAGTAAATCAAGATTATTTAACAGGTCAAGTGTATAACATAGGAGCTAATAATGGAAATAATTTATCTAATATTAAAATAGATGAGGTAAATATATGGAATAGAGTGTTAACACAATCAGAAATAACAGAATTACAAACTAAATATTATCCTTTTTAATTATGCAAGTAGTAAGAATTTCAAATGAGCAAAAAGACTTGTTAATAGGTGAGAAATGGAATGATGAAGCTTTTTTTAATCCAACATTAGATGCCGACAACGAATGGTTTGTTTCTATTCAAGAAGTTTATGGTTGTGATAAACCAGAATTTAAATGGTTAAGACAATGCGAATTGGTTATACATAATCCAATAGTTGTAAATTTTCCAATATAATCATTATATTTGAGCATGGCAAAAACTCGATTTTATAGAGGTCAAATAATTGACGGGAAGAAAATTATTGAAATATGGAGAGACGCAAGTTCAAACATACTATTATTTGAGGATAGGTCTTATAAAATAATTAAACATCATGACTGAATTAATTAGACGTTGGAATGCTCCGACACCAAAATTTTGGAAAAAAATACAACGTAACGGAGGTGCGTTGACGTTATTGGGCGGTATAATCGCAAAGTTTAATCCAATTGTAGGCGGTGTAATCGCTACTATTGGAAGTACAATAGTTGCAATCGCTCAATTGACTGAAGAATAATGGAATGGATTAGTAACATAATTAACTCGAAATTATCGCCTATAATGATATTTATTTTAATATTGTTAGGTTTGTTATTGTACTACTTCCATAAGCCAATTATAGAGCTTCTAAAAGGTATTAAATTTATAGATAAAAATAAAGACGTTAAACTTTTAAAGTCGCATGATATTTTTAACACGTTAGAACGTGTAAAACAAGAAGGAATGTTCATTAAATTTTACTCTCATGGTAAATACGATAAGAACAAGTCTAAAATGTGTAGCGACTTTGTAAAGTACAAATGTGAGGTTTGTTTTGATAGATTTAATAAGTTTTTAGATAATAATTTAGAAAACATTAATAGTGCTGAATTAAAACAAATGATGTTAGCCGAATTGTGGTCGATGCACGCTGAATATGTCGGACAAATAAAAACTCATTGGATTGATAAAGGCATAACAAAAGAAGACGTTGATTACGTTGTTGATTTGTTTGAAACGTTTAGACATAGCGTTATAATGTCGTTTCAATATAGAACTGATTCAATATTTTCATGTGAGCATTACGATACTAATTTTAAAAAAATACTTGCTTGCTACGATTGTTTCGCTTTCGGAATAGATTTACTTCCAAAAGATTTACAAGACACGTTTGAAACAATTAATGGTAAATTTGCAGACATTCCATATAAATAAATGTTATGAATAATGTAAGAAATTATACAACCAATCAATTATTGAACCATGCTAAAACAATAAATGGTTTTAAAGGTTTTCCTAAAAACAGATGGATTTTAGGTGTTCGGTCAAATGAGGATGCAGAAAATATTCCCGATGATAAATTTTATGTTTTTGTTGGCGAAAATTTTCAAACAATGCTAACAGGAACAACTAATCCAGGAGAACCAATTTTAGAAGGTGGATTTTTAAAGTACAATAAAGCTGGTGCTGCAATTGTTAAAGCTGATGAATGGTATTATGATGTATGGCTGTACGGATTACACATGGGTAAAATGCCTGCATTACGTCAAGTTGGTCAATTTATATTATTTAGAGATGGAAATAAAAACGGAAAATCAGAGGAGATTGGAAAACCTATTATTGGAAGTCATTTTGGTATTAATTTTCATACCATGGATTATAATGTGTTATCTAAAAGGATTATTGAAAAAATAGGATTTTGGAGCGCTGGATGCCAATGTCCGAATCAAGTTGAAAAATACTACCAAGAAATTTCACACTACAAAAATAATGGTTTAACAACTTATTGTTTAATTGACGAATTTGAACCAAAATGAGTAGCATTTTAGAAAAAATAAAAGATACTTCCAATAGATTTGTGAATGATCTACAAGCGTTTTCAACTCCCGTAATATTTACTTCTCCAAGTGGAACTAGTTATACAACGGCAGGTTTTTTTTCCAAGCATCATAATGCATTGGATATGGAAGCTAATAGAATTTCATCTAAAATGACATCAATCGCATTGCATGAACGTGATTTAGTTGCAAAAGGTGTTGTTGTTCGTAACGCTTCGGGTAATGTAGCATTGTTAAATTACATTTGTCAAATATCGGATAGTTCCGAAACATCAAGTAAATATATTGTTCGTGAAATGTATCCAGATGAATTAATCGGTATCATTGTTTTAATATTAGGAGATTATGCCACTAATTAACGAAATACTTACTCCAATGAACTTTGAAGCCGTTCGAGATAGGATTGCTTCAATTATTAAATCGGAGTTGTTAAATCAATCCACATTACAAAATTTACCTAAATTAAACGCAAATGTTTTTGCGGAACGATTAGTTCCTATAAATTACACCGAAATGCCTGCGGTCAATTGCATGGTTGCAAAAGGAAATTATGATGAATTGGTTGCATTGAGTAAAGACGGGAATTATCAATTTAACATTGATATTTATACTTGTTCGGAAACAATTGGATCAACACGTGCGGATTTTCAATCGGTGAAAGATTGTCAACAATTAACAGGATTAATATTTAAAATATTGATGCATTGGAAATATAGAAGACTTGATTTCGCTCCACCATTAATTGAACATACCGAAATAAACGAAATTAAATTTGCCGATCCAGATCAACGAAATGAATCAATGAGCGTAATGATGGCACGTATAATTTTTATTGTTCGTTGTAATGAAACAATCGCACCCTTAACGAATGCGACTGTTATCAATGGAAATACTACTGGAGTTAAAATTTCAACTACTGATTTTGGCTATCAATACGATTCGGTTTAGACAACCTATTTAATATTTCGGAATATCCAATTAGATCAAGTAGTGAATCGTGTTTGTATTTATATTTCAATCTACCTAACTTGATTGCCATCTGGACTTTACAAATTTGTTCGGGTGTTAAATCAATATCAAATGTAGTTTTTAGAATATTTGAGTATTCTTGAAATGCTATATTTGGATCTCCATATTGATCGTTGCGGTCTCCATTAACGATTTGTTCCGCTTGTAATAATAGACTAATATTGTTTTCCATGTAGACGTTCTCTTTTTGCATTGTATTGCATTTTATATTCAACAAATTTTTGTAGGTCAATTTTGTAAAATTCGCATATATCTAATATTCGAATAAAAGCATCCGCCAATTCGTCCTCCACTGTATCTTTAATGTATTTTTTGAACGTTTCTTCATATGACATTGGATTAACATCCGAATCAATCAATTTTTCAAACTCTTCTAACTTTGCAAATTCATTGTTTCGATGCGCTTCCATGCTTTCCGATAATTCGGTGACGATTAGCATTAAGTTTGTTCCAAACTCATTGTGTTTGTCGTAAAATCCTTTGTTTACGGCATTTTGATGGATTTCTTTTTGTAGTTGTTTAACGTGCATTATAAAAGTGGTTTAGCGGTTAATATTAATTCTTTAAAGTTTTTAGCAAATTCATCACGTAATTTTGCTGTTTTGAATGTTAAAAATTGTCTTGTTGATCTAAAATTTTCAAAATTAATACGTTCACTTTCAATTTTAAGTGAAAACTTTTGTTCAATATTAGTATAATCAGGAATCCAATCACCATTATACGCTTTTTTCAATTGGCTTAATTGAGCAAGTGCAATAGTTGCTAATGCTTCTTCTTTTTTTGCAAAAATGTTTCGGTTATTATCTGAAGGAAGACA